ATTAAACACTATCTTAAAAAACATTTAAAAAGTCGATTAGCAAAAGTACACGCACCTGAGTGGGAGATAGCTACATTTCTTCCAACTGCGTCTTGGAACAAAGCCTCCGGCAAAGAAGTGTATAAAAGCTCAAGAGGGATGCTATGAAACAAGTTGACTTAGGAGTTGAAAGATTTAAAAGCATGATGGCACAAGGTCTTGCAAGACCTAATAAGTTTGCAGTTGAATTGCCTGCTCTTGGCCCAGATGCAATAGTTACACAAGTTGGCGCCGACGTACCTCCGGGTGACATGGTACAGCAAGCCGGCGACCACGCTCGAATGCATCCTACTGGTGATATTAATTTATTGTGTAAATCTTGCACCTTACCAATGAGAAGCATACTAACTAACGATCGAAGAATCGGAATGAAATCAGAAAAAGTTGCATATGGATATAGTGTTCAAGATGTCAATTTTTCATTCTATGAAACAAATGATTATAAAATTCGAGACTATTTTGAAGTATGGATGGATAGACAAATTGATTTAGATACTAATGAAATAAAGTTCAAAAAAGGTCGGTTCGGAGGTTATGCAAAAGATGTAGTCATTCATCAATTAGATTCTAATGGAAATGTAGTATATAGCGTCCTTTTAGAGGATGCTTTCCCAATTGCGCTGGCGCAAATAGATTTAGCAAATGATAATAATGGAACAGTTGAAATTACAGTTAGTATGACTTACACAAACTGGAGAAGTGAAAAGACTTATGTAAACCAAAGATCCAAAAGAAAAATAGTTAACACAAATCCAATGTTAACAGCAGTAAATAAAGGCGAATGGATTAATCCAGATTTAAGGGGATCTTTAAAAACTAGTAGATCTAATGGTCAAAAGAAACCATGGAAAGATCCAGGTTAAATGAATAATATAATTTTAAACAATGAGGTAATATAATGGCACTACCAGTACTAAATGATAAACCAAAATATGAAATGAGTATTCCTACTACAGGTCAAATTATAAAATTTAGACCATACTTAGTAAGGGAAGAAAAAGTTTTAATGATAGCGCTTGAATCACAAGATTCTCAACAAATGTTTGGAGCAATTGTTGATACAATTAAAGCATGTATTGACCCAGAAGCTGATATCAAATGGAATGATTTAGCAGTTTTTGATATTGAGTATATGTTTATTATTATCAGATCTAAGTCTGTAGGCGAAACAGCTAAAATCGGTGTGGCATGTGAAGAGTGCGAAACATCAAATGAATTGACTATTAATTTAATTGATACGAAACCCGACCTTCCAGAAATTAGCAACATTGTTGAATTGACTGACGACATATCTTTAGAAATGCAATGGCCAAGTTTTAATAGTTTAAATGATCCAACGATGTCTGATATGTCGCCTTCTGACATGTCAATTCGTATGTTAGGCAATTGCATCAAATACGTTAACACAGCAGATGATAGAATTATTGTTAAAGACGAAGATTCAAAAGCAATTACTAATTTCATTGAATCTTTAGACACTGTACAATTTGAAAAGATTAAAAATTATACGGATAAAATGCCAACTGTTATGAAAGATGTTGAGTTTGACTGTTCAGAATGCGGTCATGTCAATAAAAAGAAACTAGAAGGAATGGCTGATTTTTTTTAATATGTCTCTCCCATGAAAATCTCTTACATTACTATCAGAGTAATTTTAGAATGATGCAGGATCATAATTATGCACTTACTGAACTTGAGAATATGATACCCTGGGAGAGAGAAATATATTTAATGATGTTGATTGACCATATGAAAGAAGAAGAGCGAAGACACAAAGAGCGACAGCAAAAGCAGTAGGAATAGACGATGGCCCAAATAAAAGACCTCAATGATTTAGCAAGTCACATGTCTGCTTATAACGCTCAGGATATTAGATCTCAAGCGAAGCAGAGTCATTCGCTTGAGGAATTAAATGTTAGATTTACTCAATATATCGATTGGATGAAAGATCAAGCTGGAGAAGCAGAACGAAGACGTATAGAAGCAGAGAGAGAAGCAAAACAAGTATCTAATGCTCCTCGTAGACCGACATCTGGCTCCGGTAGCCCTGCTACATCCGGACTTAACTTACCAAATATTCCTGGAATTAAAGGAGTACTCGCGTTTACTGCTGGATTGGCAGCATTAGGTACTGCCCTTGCTGGCCTCCGTGGGTGGGAAAAATTAGCTATAACAAATGCTGATAAAATAGGAAAAGCTTTACGTTCGATTATTCCTTTAACTTTTGCTGATAAACTTGTTGGTAAAATAGTACCATCAGGTTATACTACATTTTCTGCGTTTTTTGGTGATAGAATGGCCATGTTAAGAAATAGCGCATTAAAGTTATTTGGTTTTGATGTCGATATGAAAGGTGGAGGAATGTCAGCCGGTAATACTGGACCAAGAATGCCAGGCGGGAATCAATTAAAAACTCCTCTTACTACACAGATTTCAAACAGAATGAGCTCGTTTATGTCGAACTTAAAAGGTCGATATTATTCTATGGTAGGATTAGGCGTAGACGGGGAGACGATTCAAACTCGTGGTGCTGACGGAAGATTTGGAGCAAACAAAGGAGTTTCTATATTTCACAAAATAACACAAGGTTTTGCCAAAATAATGGCACCTATTAAAGCTGCAGGTGCTGCTGTTACTAATGCGTTATCAGGATCGGCGGGTAAACTATTAGCATCTTTCGGAAATGCTGGAAAAGGTTTATTAAATTCTGGAGCTGGTAAATTTTTTGCAGGAGTGTTTAAAAAAATATTATGGCCACTCGGTGTTCTTATGTCGGCATGGGCAGGTATTAAGAAATTTCAAGATGAGATGGCAAGCGGCGAAGGTGTGATGAAGGCTTTTAGCGAAGGTCTTTCTACTACATTATCTAATTTCTTCGGCGCTCCATTTGATTTAGTTAAAAATGGAATATTATGGATTCTTAGAAAACTAATGCCTTGGGGTGTAGGCGATGATGGTCAATGGGATGAGGGATCCATGACCGGTAAAATTGGCAAATGGGCTGAGAAATTTTCTTTTGAAAAATTATTTAAAAGTGTGTTAATGGCTCCATTTAATATGATTTCAGGTGCTGTAACTTTTATAAAAAGTATATTCACTAACCCAAAAGAAACCTGGGAGGCTTTTGCAAAAACTGTCTGGGGTGAAGGCAGCTTTATTGATAACTTTATACTAACTCCACTTACTAATTTTCTAACAAGCATTGGAAAGTTATTTGGCTTTGGCACGACTGATGATCCTATGTCACCTGACACTGCTGGAGGAACTGTTACAAGAATTAAGTTTCTATGGAATGATATGATTGAAGGATTTACTGTTAGACTTCCTAATAAAATAATTGCGATTGCTGAACACTTTAAAGATCAAATAATGGGTATAATTCCTGAAGGAATGTTCAAAGATTTAAAAGAAGTATTTACAGTCGCAATTCCCGCAAAGATAACAGCAATGGTAACTTCGTTTACAGACCTATTTGCTAAAACAGAAGGTGCTGACGGAGATCCGCAGCCAAATGGTGGTGTATGGTCTGGGATAAAAAATATATTTACTAGCCTTATTCCTAATATGATTTCCGATATTGTTACTGAAGGTAAACAAATGATGAGTGGAATTGTTGAATCGGTTGTTGAAAAACTACAAGGACTGATCGATATGATATTTGACTTTATTCCGTCAGTTGCAGATATAAAGAGCAATGTCATAAGTTCGATCTCTGGCATGCCCGCCGGAGATACGATATTAGAAACATTAGGTTTAAAACCAAAAATTGCTGTGGGCTTCGATATGGATGCGGCTTATAGAAAAGAAGCTTTCGGAATTCCAGCAGCTGTAAGCTTTGAAGCACAAGTCGCAAAAACTGTCGCGCTGGCAGTAGAGACAGGTCTTGTTGCGACACTTGGCACTAATGCAGAAGATCGAACTCTCAAGGGAGCTGCGATTGCATTGTTTAATGCATCCACCGGTACTGCAGTTACAAAAAAACTTATGCCTTCTGATCAAAGACGTGCTGAGGAATTAAAAGCCGCTTTCACTGCAATGGAAGCTAGCAAGTTTCATAACACACAGGGTGTAGTAATTGGAAACATTGACAATAGCACAACTTCAACCTCCTCAGCAGTAGTTGGCGGACATGCTCCGGCTGGATCTTCTTTTGCCAAAATGGACCCTAGATTTGAAGGATGGGGCCCACCAAATAGGCAACATCTTTCCGTGTTTTAATAAAAAAAATGCCGGCATAAAGCCGGCATTTCTCAGTTATATTTAGCTATTTAATCATTGACTAAATTAGCAAAATGGGACATAATATCATCTTCATCATCCGAACTTGACACCGCACTCATTGCAGGTTCAGGCACTGCTTTAATAGCAGGCGCTGGTCGTTCTTCACCTAGACTACGCTCCTGAGCCATGGTAGGCGCACCGGCAACTGCTGCCTCACCTAGTACACTCATTAGCTTGGTCTTTAGTTCGGCATAGGACTTAAAGCCATCTTTTGTGTATGCATTTAAATCGTGCATAGAGTTGTAAAGACCTTCAAGTTTTGCATCATCTTCAGAAAGTACTTCTTGAGAAGCAAATTCTGATTTATCGTAGTTGCGATAACCTTCAACATCCCGAATTTTTAGTTTGAAGTTAGCACCAGTCCAAAAATCAAATGGATTGATTGGTTCTTCATCTGCAAATTCTGGCTGCATAGCATCCATTAATTTGTCAAAGATTTTCTTACCGTATTGATAGAGAAATACCTTACCTTCATTGGCAGGATTACCTGGATCAGATACAACTAGGATATTTGACACATGATGTAGACGACGTTTTTGTCGGCGAGCTGTTTCTTTATCAGCTTCTAATCCAGTATTCCATAGCTTACTATTAAGCTCTCCAACTGGATCATCTTGACCAATAGATGTAAGCGATTTTTCAATATACCATTTACCGGTAGGACCTTTAAAACCATGATCCCAATAACGAACCCATGGAAGTTCGGCACCTTCGGTAGCTGGAAGAAAGCGAATAACGGCATAACCGTTATTCTGTTTATCAACAGTAGGCTTCCACATACGATCATCTGTATATTTATTTGAAGAAGCCCCTCCACCAACAGCTTCGGCTGCTGCGACGAGTTTACTGATTTGACCGCGGTCACGTTTAAGATTTGCAAAAGACATATTATATTCCTTATATTTGCTGAAGTATTTTTTATATTACTGAATTATTATACAATGTATTGTACGCTTTGTACATCACTATATATCATTATTTCCTGATAAACATAATAGTTTCTTTACCAGTGTCTGGATTAATTGATGCAATTGCAACATGGCCTTCAGGAACAGGTTGAGAACCAACATATTCCCACTTCAAACCAGCCGCTGCATTAACTTCGTCCGCCTCAAAAAACTCTGCGTTATCGTTTGTGAAGAGACCTAAAATCAGAATAAGTTCAAGCATTTTTATTTTCCTTAGTTTGTTTTATATGTTTATATAGTTGATAGTAATAATCGAAAGATGCCGGGTAGTTGTCTGGGTCTGGTAGTACTCCTTTAAACATTTTAATAAATTCTTGTATTTCGTTATCTGTCATTTTCCATACTCTGCCTTTTATCACAGTACATTATCCACACATACCAAGAAGCACAGAGAGGTATAATAGCATTTAAATTAATCATTGGAGGTAATATCATCATCGCGCCTGGAAACATAAACATTGCCATAAAAGCCACTGCTATATAATCGTACCAACGTATCATTCAAATAACAATTCGTTTTGTTTCGGTAAATAATTAAGACTCATTGCTTCTGCTTCGATTTTTTCTTTGATTACCTTTGATATAAACTTTTTAACGTCCTGCGGATCGATATTTGTCATGTCACATGTTTCAATTACAGCATCCATATACGATAATTTTTTATCAATTACCTGTGACTCTATAAGCTTGCTAAATTTAGCGCGATTCATGAATTGTATTTCCTCGGTCATTTTGTTCCTTTCTACTTAGCCAAAGCTCTTAATATGATGACATCTTTATTGATACGTCCGTTAACATTTTTTGTTGTCTTAGTTGTAAGCTTTGACCAGTCTTTATTAATTTGAGTTGACGACTTACTCAAGATTGCTGGAATAAATTCATCAGGCTTGCGAAGACGTGTGCTTCGGCATAGGTCAGCATCTAGACCGACAATAGTAGTACCTTTGACTTCAAAGCCAATTGCCTTCTCACAAACATACTCAGTTATTTCTCTATACTTTACATTAAATGTATAGATTCGCATAGCGCCAATAATAGACGTAGGTGTAATAGATGTAAGCTTATATTCTTTTGACTCTTTTAAAAACTTGAGCTTCTCAACTTGTTTGTCTGCAGTTTTAACTTTAGGCTTACGAGTAGCGCGTAATGCTTTTTTTGAAGCCATATACTTTTCGATCTCAGCGCAGAGTTCGGTGAGAAATTTTAGATATTTTTTACGACGTGATGTTGACCAGTTTGAATATGCCTCAAGAAGATCTTCAGGCTTATCATTGACAAGCTCATTGATTTCATTCATCTGGGGTGTATAATATGCGAAAGCAGTCTTAGCCATATTGTATGGTGCGTCGATTTTCTTTAATTCATCATAGACTGAATAGTCGCCGGCAGTTTCCCAACTATCTACGATATTATCAACACTAGCGATAAAATCAGAAGTACGTTCTTGAATAATTTCTTGAATTGTTTTCTTTACTAGACCAGCTTCTTCTGGCTTATTAGACTTTTCAGCTTGTTTGGCTCTACCGCGGGATAGCAATTCATTAACGTGCTTTTTAAGAACCTTCTCAGCATCCCACCAGACTGGAAACTCGCGATCCATTTCTTTCCATACAATAGTAGATGCCAACAAAGGTAGACCCGCAAAGGACCACTCAGGCGCGTCCATAGCGATACGTGCATCAGCTTTAGGAAGTACGGTTTTAATGTAAGATTTGATCTTACTGATGACGTCCTTCTTGTCAGCTTCTGTGCGAACGTAATCGTTGAAATCACGAAAGTTATCTTGTGGCGCAGCAGCAAAACCAGTTCGTGCACGCCGAGAAAACGTTGCCTTGACTTTAACTTTACGCGCTGTCTTGCGAGCTACCATTATCTACATCCTTTATTTTAATTAAGTCATAGTCGCCATCATCCATTTCTTCATAATGAATGTAGCCTTCATGACACAACTTAGTGATTACAAGATCAACTATACCTTCAACACTTTCTTCTTTAGCATTTCTACGGCCTAAAACGTAAGAAGTACAAATAATTGCACTTATTAAAAAACCGAATTCTAACATAGATGTCTCCTTAACATGTGACTATTCTAACACAACCAAGAGTGATTGTAAACCCTTAAATGCATATTTTCTTATTTTTTATTATGATTTACCTGCAGTAACATATGATCCTTCAGCCATATCATATGCTGCTATTAGTTCTTTTAACATGTAAGGTGATATTACCACAATATTAAAATCATCGTCATCACTGTATTGACGAATATAGCAGAGTTCTTCATCAACTATAATTTCAACATCATCGGTTTTTCCATTATTATCTAAAATGGTAATAATACTATGATCATATTTATGTTCAACTGTAATCATTTCTTGACATTCTTTCTTAAGCTCTTAAGGGCCTCTGATACTATAGTTGGATATTTTCCAATATAACTACCTGCTTCTAAGACCTCCTTGCTTAGTAAATGCTTATGGTAATGTTCAATATCGTCCCATTGATTTAAAATTTTCTTTGCTAATTTATCATAAAAATCATCAGATAATATTGGATCATCTTTTTCATAATAAGCATACGATGCCATAAGATAATACGGCACCGTCATATGTACATTATTACTGATCACTTTAATAACGTGTTTATCTAAAATCATCTACGCATATTCGCTGCATCGATCATACCTTGTTTATTGTCTTTACGAATTGGCATAAGATTACTTTTATGTGTTACTACAATGCCGGCGATCTCATTACCTGTATATTTATTCGTTTCTTTTAGTGTACCATTATCAATACTATTTGATAGCTGATCTCTCGAAACTTTAAATTTAGGTCGTTCATGACGATAGTCTTGCTTAGTGCCTTTCACACCCATCCGCTTGAGGAAAGCTTGATGTTCAGCTTCCCTCTCTTTCCAACCCGGCTTCTTTTTGATTTTAGATTTGCCGTGTACTTGTACACCTTGAATCATATGCATAGACATAGTATATCTCCTGTTCGTCAATAGCATTTTACCATAATTTTAAAGCGATGTACATAGTTAAATTCGGCTAGGCAGAATAAACTTTTTGGCGATAAACGTATTTACATTCCTGTACGCTATCAACACGAAAAGACCGCCAGCCTTCTGCCTTTGTATCCCAACATGGAATGACTTCAGGATTTACAGCACGAACTTTCTTTTGACTAATAGGTTCATCTTTTTCAGCCGATGGAATCATACCTTCTAGCAAAGTACAAGTCATAACTCGTTTATCACCATTTAGCTTTGTAAAGGTTACTTCACATACGCCAGACGTAAGCATTCCCATAAACTTATCACGGGAGTCACTGTTAGCGGTTTCATTTACTACTTCAGTCATCGATATTACCCTTTCCGGTAAATGCATCATTTTCTAAATGATACTTGTTAATAAGTCCTTTTAAGAATTCATTATCTGCTTCTAAGTCAGTGATTTGCATGTCTTTTCGATCCATAGACTTCCACATAATATCTTTAATTTCATTCTCACCTTTTGCTGTCCGCTCTAATTGAATAATATGATCTGCGGCTTTCCACGCCCAGTGATCAGTGCATTGTGATTTCCATTCCTCCCCAGCTTGGTTTCTAAGTGATCGAACAATATCAGAAAGTTCTGGGCGAGGCTTAATATCGCTATATACTCGCTTTACCCCCGCATGTTCATTTTCCTCCATTTCAAACCCGTGTGTATTAGGCTGATCCATTAATTTTCTCCTTTAAAATGCCATCATGCATGTTCATAGCTTCAAGCAACTCATCGGTTTCTTGTTGAAAGATTTTCAAAAACTTAGGATCGTGCTTTTTGATACTTTTAGCATTATGCTCGATATCAAATTTCTTGATCAATCTTACCCACTCTGGTGCATTTGCTAAACGATCACGATCAAGCTTTTTCCGAAGTTTACGATTGCCAACAAACGATTCAGTATCGGTAAGAAACCATACACCCATTGCAATCTCATCTGAAAACCGCTCTCTGATGTCCATGTGATCAAATGACGTATCTTCAACAACATCGTGCAGCACAGCCACAGACATCGCCACAGTGGTTGAGACATCAACCACGTGTGTATCCAAGTACTCTTCGATCATATCAGAAACTGCTACACAATGCGAAAAATATTTCTCATCTGTATACTTACGTTTTTGATTAGCGTGAGCACGTTCTGCAAATGAAAATGCTTTTGCGAATGTTTTGCAATCTTCCATGATTATATCCTTAGATAGGTAGTTTATAGAGAACCATTCCTAAATTTGCTGCTGACATCGCCAGATATGCATAAGTAATAATGAATGGATCTTCATGTGAATCGCTTTTTAAGTAAGCGCGAAGGCAAAAAATACCTACGAAAAGGTTGATAATTGTGACAACTTCCATTATTTGTTACTCCCTAAAAACATATCATAAAACATATATAAGATCCCAAGCAAAGGAACAGCTAAACCGATTACTATCACCATTGCCAATAGTTCTAACATTAGTAGTTACCCCAATCTGTGTCATGACGAGTTGTCTCGTGAAGAGTTTCACCATAATATGTTTTAGCATACTTAGATGCGTCAGTATAGTGATTAATATTTTCCTGACCGCCAGTGAAATCTGCAAGCTTTTTATCTTCAGCTGTACGCTTTTTACGAGCTACGACCTGAACCTTTGCAGTGTTTTTGCGAATGACTGAAAGCCGATTTTTACGAGCATTTTCATTCTTACGCTTTTCAGCAATCGCGGCGATCATTGCAAGACGGTCTGCCATATTTGTTGCAATCATGATATTCTCCATTTGATTTAAGGTCATATTACCATAGTTTTAAGGGGATGTACACAGTTAAATGCGGTTCCAGGAATAAAAAAGCTCTTTTTCTTTTTTAAATGCATCTATTTCCCATGGACGATCATTGTAATCGAGATGTCCGAATGACTCTCCATTCCAAGTTTTTTCAAAGTCATCAAAGACTCCGTGAAGAACTTGCTGTACGTGTACCAGCTCGTGAAATATTGTAGTAACAATCTCATCGATAGTATTTTTTGTGTTGACTTCAATACCAGCAGTAGAGTCATCATCAAATCCATCGAAGTAGCCACAAGCATCATTCTGTGCTTTAAAACGAATTACTAGTTCATCAAGATCTGAAAGATCGAGAACCTCGTTCGCATGATTAACAATTGAGTCAATCATTTCTGGTTTAATCTTTTTTGGAAGATTGATTGTATCAAGAATCATATTATTATACCTCGATAAGGTCAAAAGGATCGTAAGGATCGTCGTATAGTTGTTCCCAGCATTCTTGAAGGGCATCCTCATTGTTTGAAGAAAAAGTAACAGTGTTATCAGGATTGATTGTGTAGTTAACTTCTAATCCATCAGTGAAGATAGGAAGAAGTGAAAATTGAAAGGTTGG